CGCTCTTCCGATCTACAATAGAACCACCAGTTATAGTCAAATGATATTTTGATGTATATTGTGCAGCTATTTCAACTTTAGTTGCTGGCATCCTTACGTATTGTGGGGCATCTTTTGTACCACCATAAAATATGTCAAATACTCCACCATCATATAATTTTAAATATACTAATCCTGGACCAGTCCATCTGTCAAATACATAATGTACGTCATCTGTGTCTTTTTTACTGAAATATATATCAGCTTTATAATCTTCATAGTATCGTCCAGATGTTTGACCATCTGTTATTTGTAAAGTATATTTTTCATTTTCAGCTATTGTTGCTGTAATATGTACATCAAAGTCATTTACTGTTACATACGTGTCAGTATCTGTTAAATCGTGTATTATAGATGTTTCTTGGTCTGTAGCTCCTTTCCATCCATCAAATCGCCATCCAAATGGTATATTAGTAGGTCTAATTCTAACATTAGTACCTTCTTCAAATTCGCCATCTGTTGACCAATATTCTGTAATTTCACCAGTTTCTTCATCTTTACTCGTAGATACTAAACATTCTGCACTATACATATAAATATGATATTTTGTAACATAATCTTCTCGTACGTAAGTAGGTTGCAATGTTATATTTCTAGCTGGTGTATTTACTACGTTATCACTTTGGTATCTGCCTCCAACTAAATATTGATAATCGCCATTCCAACGATAGAACCTATAACCTTCATCAGGAGATTGAGCATATACAGATTGTTGGTAACCAGCTGCATTATTATATGTTTCTATACTTCCATCTTTTTGTGTTATAGTCAATGTATATTTTACCTCAGGGTCTGGTATATAATATGTAGCTCTAACTTTAGTATTTCTTAATAGATTTCGTATTGATGTAGTTTCAGCTAATGGTTGATATATGTCGTCATAATTGCCTTCTACTATTTCCCATTGTAAGAATTGGTATCCTTCAGGTGCAGGTTTCATTTGGATTACTGGATTACTATTTCTTAAAAATGTAGCTTTTGTAACCCATTCACCATTTGTATTTTGGACATATCCATTTTCAACTTCTACATCAAAGTATGGTATTTCTTTATATTTAGCTGTTATTGTACTATTTTGTGAACCTGCATATACATAAGTATTAGCTTGTAAATAATTACTTAATGTTGCATCTCCAGATGTAATTTCCCATTTATCAAATTCCCAAGTATCTGGAGCTGGATTAGCTTGAATATATTTTGAATTACCTTGAACTACTTTATAAGTATTTGTTCCGCTATAAGTTATTACTGTTATATCTCTTAAATCTTTGTAATTAGCTTGAATTGTAGCATCACTACTTCCAATTATTACTGTTGTAGTTGAACTTGTATTAGAACCACTACTATATAATGAACCTGATGTAACACTCCAATTTACGAAACTAGCACCTTCTGCAGGTGATTGAGCGACTATTTGTACAGAAGTTCTTTCTTTATACGTACCAGAACCACTACCATTTACCACAGTTAAAGTATAATTTTGTTTTTCTCTATACTTACATTCCAATGTAGTATCGGAATATACATATAAACCATAACTTGAACTTGATGTAACTTTAGTTCCATTTTTGTATATACCTTCTAATAAATAATCACTAGTTTCACTAGCTGTATGTATATTAAAATGTTCTCCTGATACAATTGAATATGTTTGTGTCTGTCCTCCATTATTTTTATTTATTACTGTAACTGTATATGAGTCCATATATGTATATCTAGCCTCAATAGTTCTATTAGATGTACTCATAGTTACAGTATATGATGTATCACCAGACAATTTTGTACCATTTTCATACCAACCATCAAATCTATAATTTCCAACTAATGACTGTGTAGATATATGCTGTGTATGACCTTGTACAATGGAATATGTTTGTGTATCACCATTATTGTTTTTATTTACTACGGATAACGTTTGTAATGGTTTATAATGACCTGTAATTATAGAATTACCATCACCTACAGTAAATGTATTACCGTAAACTGAACCTGGACCTTCAATAGTCCATTTATCTAAACCTTGTGTATTATCTGGTGGAGTAGGTGTTAATGTTAAAGTAGAACTTTCTCTTGCACCGGATACGGTAGTCTGTCCATTTATTAAACCATTTATTATAGTTATATCATTATATGAATATCTATAACTATAATTAGCTCTAAACGATAAATTTATATCTGGCATTTTGAAACTTTGGTATGAGCTGTAAATATCTTCTAAATAAGCTGTATTACCTGACCAGTTGTCAAATCCATAATGGTCCGGTACATTAGCGCCAATACTTACGTATTCGTCATAAGAATACCATCCTGAACCTGAACCATTTGTTACTTGAACATAATGTTGACCTGCATTAATATATTTTGGATGTAATTCTACATTCTTATCTGGCATTGTTAACCAAACTGTAGATGGGTCTGTATCTGCAACAGATATAGCATCTAATGCCTCTTGTGTGCCTTCCCATGCATAAAATGCTTTTCCAGATTCAGCTCTATCTGCTATAATTAATATATTATCTCCTGCATAATATACACCACTTCTTGGACCAGACTCAGCTTTATCATCACCATTTAATGAGATATAAGCATTTGTAAGTGTTAATGTTCTAGGTATTTTTGTTTTAAAATTAGCTGTTAATTTTACATCGTGATATTGACCTATAAATGTAGTATTCATATCTGTTACATTACCAACATATTGTAAATCATCTGTATCACCGCTCCATCTAGTAAATACTTGGTATTGAGCATCTTCACCATAAGGTACGCCTAAAATATGTGCTATTTCATCTTCGGCAATATACGTTTTACTAGTACCTATGGATGTAACAGTTCCATCAAGTCTTTCTACACTAGTAATTATACCATTTTCTATTTCTAGTTCAAAATACGTAATTGGTAATTCTGGTTGTGTATGCATTATTTCCAATGCTTCTTCAATTTGATTTGCTAATATGTAATTGACTTGTGTAGCTAAATATAAGTTTGGTAGTTTGTCTTTAATTACTGGATTGGACAAATCACAAAGTCTAGCTATATTTTCTACAATTCTTCGCATTTCACTAGCAACAACAATATCATTTTCTGTCCAATCTGTTTTAATTCTTAAAGAAGGTGATGACCTGATTATTTTATGTTCCAACATATATTCCAATACATAAGCTGTGTCATTTTCAATTCTGTTTAAGTCATTATAATTATATACACCTTTTGCATTTTCTAGCATAGGTTCGTACATTACAGCTTGTACATCACCATAAGTTCTGTCTGTTATTGTTTCTATCCATACATTAACCAAGAGCAATCACCTCCATATCACCATACCAAGTACCATCAAAGCCCCAATGATTTTGGAGAATATATACAGGCATTCTCTGACTAAATTGTGTTTGTATTATAGCATAATCACCAGCATTAACTAATGGTTCTCCACGAGTAGTTATTTTGTATTTGAATTTTTTGCTATACCAATTATAATATTTACGTTTTATCATTTCACGTTGGTTTATTGAACCACTACTATTATAACTATTAATATCTTCCTTTATTAATTTAGTATCTAAAACTAAACTATTACTTGTAACATTTCTTTCTTGCACTTCTGTAGTTTCTATTGGATAGCCATATATTACTACTTTAGCTTGAGCTCCTTCTGTCAAACCACCAATTCTTATTATACCTCTCCTAGCAAATAAATTTGTAGATTGTACAGTAGCTCCAGATGTATCATCCTGTGCTATAGTTGCACCAGTTGGTGCGCAAGCTGAATATGTTATTTCTGCATCTACACTTGTTACTGTTACAGTAGATATTTCTTGTACGCCCTGGCCTTTATTTAATTTACTCCTATATTTTGGTATAGAAATATCATCCATTGAATACACACTTTCCAATTGTTCAGCTGCAGGTATTTCTTCAAAGTCTCTGTAATTCCACTCATATTGATTTGTAAATGTTGATGGTTTAGTTATGTCTAAATTAGCGAATTTAATATGTCCATTGTCTTTAATTAATATTGTAGCTCCAACAGTAAAAGCTAATAATTGAATTATTTCTCTACAAGATGCTTCAGGTAAAACAGTACATATTTTATAATCTCTATAACTAGTATCTTCCCATTGTTCATAAGGTAATAATGTACTACCATTATATGTAGGTTTTTTAATACCATCACTAGACCATTCTATTGTATCTAATGGTAATCCTTCAAATGTAAGTACATCATCTGCTATTTCTCCAATAGTTCTATCTTGGTCGTTAAAATATTCTTGCGTGTATGTTTCATCCATTACATCCATTATAGAACCACATTCAAATGTAGCACTTTCATCATTATTAGCTAAAACATTAATCAACCTTAATTCTTTCCAATCATCCCAAGCTATATCTACAAAACGATATGGATTATCTATTATTGGATAGCCATTACTATCCAAAACTAAATTGTCATGCTCGTCTACCTCATAGCCATAAATATTATAACCATTCCTAACCATAACTCTTGTTTGTTTATCTAATTCAACAAAACCATTATTTGGATTATCTACATCGTAAATGTGGTCATAATTATTTAAGTCAAATTTAAACGTTCTTGATGGTATAGTATCAACAGCATAAGATGTTTTGTCTAAAAAATCACTACCGACTATATCGTTTTGATTTATATATATTAATTTACCAAATAATATAGTTGAAACTCTTACTCTTCTATGTTTATATCTAGTACCTACAAATTCTATTTCCAATTTTGATACATTTTCTAAGTTTATTTCAAACATTACAGAAGGTAGTGTATTAAGTAATTTAGTCACCATAATAGGTTCACCAGTGTCTTCGTCTATTTCTCCAGTATCTTCTTGATATACTAAATCTTGTGTAAATGTTCCAAGTTTATTACCTCCATTATCATAAGCTATAATATTTATTTTATTTGGATAAGCTGATGGAACAGATGGATTTAACATTACTGAAAAATATTCTACTTTTGATGGATGTGTTACATTAACAATTATATTTGGATTTGTTTCAAACTCTCCATCATCGTCAGACATCGTATTAGATATATAACCTGGTGTAGTTGTACCATCTACAACATTTGGGAATCGCCCATTTAATAACCATAAGTTTTCTTCTAATGTAGCTATTGTAATATTTGAATATTGTTTTATATCTTTTATTGTATCAATGTCGGAATATTGTAATATGTCATTAGAACTTACACTTGATATAGCTATATTTGGGTCTGGTACGTACATCATAATTTCCATATAACCTTCTTGTCTAACTTGAGCTTTTAAATGTTCTTCTGTAAATCCCATAATAACCTCCTTTCTAAAATGGTCCATTATAACCTTTATCTATAAGGTTGCATTTTATGTCTTTATACCAAGTAGGTCTTTTGTAATATAAACCTGTTGGTTGGTGTAACACAGTTTCCCATTCACAAGGTGTAGCCTCAAAATCACCCCAATAAAAATCTCTAGTTATAAAAGCTTCAACCTCAGAGTCCCAATAAGATAGTTTACAATCAAATTTTGCTATTTGTTTCTTTAACCACGTCACAGATTTTCTTGATAAATATGGCCAACGAAGGCTGTCAAATTTATTCAGCCTTCTGTTAACCGTTTGAGCTATAACTTGTCCATTAGCATTTCTAGTAGACCTTACTATTTGCTCAGATTTTTCTTGATAATCTCTAGCGGGGTTATTCACAGTATTAAGCAATTTACCATCATATTCTTCTGTCCAATAATGACCTTCGGGGTCTTGCCAAGGGAATAGTTCTCCATTTATATAAAATAATGGAGCAAATGAATTAGTTTTATTCATTATATAATGTGTACTTGCCATAATAACCTCCTATCTAGCATATACTTTGTTATTTAATATGCCATTACTAACTTTATTAGATGCTCTTTCAACGGTAGCGACCAAATCAGCTCCACGTTGAACGAATTGACCGTGTATTGGTATACCTTTAGTTATATTGTCTGTTATTTGACTAACTTGATTTGTCAAATAATTTATAGCATCCATTAACATTCCACTAGAACCATCATCTGGCGTATATGGTTTATTATATTTTTTAGGTATAATCGCTTCACCTTGATGTATATAAGCTAATTGGTCATTTGGTACATAATTTGTACCTACGTCCATTGAATTTGCATATTTTTTACGTTTCAATATACTATTGATACTAGCTAAACTTGCACTAGTATTTAATGAACTAGATGTATTCTGTATATTCTTATTAGTACTTTCTATTTCTAAATCTGTCTTAAATCCATTACCACTAAATAAATTCTTGAATTTTTGGCCTACGTCAGAGAAGAACCCTTTAATACTATTAGCCCATCTTTGGAATATACCCTGTGACTCTTTACAAGCTTTTTCTGCCTCTGTTGTACTTAATCCTAAGTCTCGCATATAATATTTGAATGTTTCTTGTTCAGAGCTATTCATATCACTCATAGCTTCTCCAAAAGCTTTGTTCATATCTTGTGTAGATATTTTACCATCTTGATTTGCCTTCTTTAATGTTTCAATAAATTTTCTATAATCTCCACTAGATTGTAACGCTTGATATGCTACTCCAGCTACTTGTTCACCAGTAAGTCTTAATGACTCACGTTCTTCAGCTTCAGCTGTTTCTAATTCATTATGCATGTCTATTACTCTTTGCTGTGCATCAGTATATTTTCCATATTCAATTTCACCATTTTGTATTTTCTTCATTAATTCGTCGTATGTTATACCTGCTTTTTGTTCAGCTTCTGTCAATGAATTAGTTTTATTTTCAACATTTGTATGAGCATCTGTTAAGTTATTTTCTGCTTCAGCTAGTGTTTCTGTTGAACCAGTAAATTTAGATAATTCATTTGTAGCGACTCCAAATATAGATTTTATACTATCTACAAATTTACCAAATTTTTCATTTAACCAATTACCTAAATTATTCATAGCACTATCGTATTTACGTGGGTCTAAACCTTCTCGTAAATTTGCTGGTAAATTTTGCATAAATGTAATTCTACTTTTTAAATCCATATCAGCTATAGCTTTATTTATTACATCTTTAGCTTCTTCGGTACTCATAGCACCATCTTCCCAGCATTTAATTATATGACTTCTTAATTCATCATAAGATTTAGTTTCGTTGCCTTGTACAGATAATAATTCTGTTTGTTCTTTAGCTAATTTTTTAGCATCTTGAAATGCCTTTTGTCTTATTTCCATTGTCTGTTTTAATTGTTCTCTTGATTGTTTATAAGTATTATATAAAATTACTTCAGCAGTAGTTAAATCTTCCAAACTCTCTTTTCCATTATCTATTGAACTAGCTAATTCTTCTCCAGACCTACCTGTTTCTTTTTCTAATTCTTTAACTCTATTTAATGTAGTTAGATAATTGTTGTATGATTCGTCTGCTAATTGTGTAGAATTATTTAGTTGTTGTTGAGCTTGAGCTACGTCTTCTGCTTCTTCTTTTAAACTCTTAAATCCATTTTGAGTTTGTGACATTCCAATAACTAATGAACCTAATGCAGTAGCGCCTGCTACAGCCCATCCAACAGGTCCTGATGCTCCTAACATTATAGCTCCAACACCAGTCATAGCAGAACCTAAACCTACGGCACCTATAGCTCCAGCTTTTTGTAATCCATTATATTCTTTCCAGTTTTTACCAGCTTTAGCAGCAGATGTACCTGCTAATGTTACACCACCAGCAACTAATCCAATACCGCCTATGAATTTACCCATAGTCACTTGAGCACCATTCATGCCAGTATATAGACCTTTTTTCATAAAGTTTCCAATAGCATAAGTAGATTTATTCCATAATGTCTCCAATTTACTTGCTACTTTTAAACTTCCAATTTTTGCTTTTTGCCATAAGCCAGACCAAAATGTAGGGTTAAATAATTTAGTACCAAAGGCTTTTATTCCGCCAAATATAGTTTTAGCTCCAGACAATAATTTTGGTCCTAACCATTTTAAGCCATTCCATATACCTTTAGTTAATACGCCAACACCTTTTAATACTAATCCACCAAGTTTGCCTAGCCCTTTTAGAGCTAATCCAATTATTGAACCAAATAATGAACCTAGTAAATGAGGTAATGCTAAAGTTCCAAGTGCTAACGCTCCTGCTAATAGTGGATGTTCTTTAATCCATCCAGTTATGCCATCCCACCAATTTTTAATGTTATCTGCTATACCTTCTAATGTTTTTACAAAATCTGGATTTAATAACTTATCGGGGTCTAACAATTCACCACCAAATCCACCACTTTCTGTAAATAGATTTCCTTGGTCAAATATTGTATTATATTCGTCTGGACGTACATTATTATCGTGTAATTCGTCAAAACTAGCTGTCATTTCTTTCATATTGTTTTTCATTTTTTCTGTTTGCCATAATGTTTTATCAAATAAGTCTATACCAAACCATTTCTTTGTAAATACATTTACTATCGCTGCTAATTTTAATAACATTTTAGCAACCCATTCCAAAAATGGTTTTAATACTCTTATCAAATTAAACTTGATTACGTCAAATGTATTTTTTAATGCCAAATTTTCATATTGGTTTATCCATCCGTCCCAAGCTCTTCTAAAGATATTTAATGGGTTTATTAAACTAGCTATTTGAGAATAAATATTTTGCCAAACTTTATGCCATACTCTAGTAAAGAATGTAGTTTGTTTCATATAGCCTTTTATACCAGCAAGTTTAGCTTTAAATCTACTAGCAAATCCACCTAGTGAACCCCATTTTCTATTTTGTTCATCCAATTGTTTGTTATACTTTTGCATTACTTCGGATTTAAGTACTTGTTCGGTTGGATTTTTCTTTGTATCTGCTATTAAAATATTTATTTGTTCGTTTATATGTGCTACTTCATCTGTAACTTCTTGTAATCTAGTTTTCCATCCTTCTGTTTCAGCGTTTACAATTTTCAATTCTCCACTTACACTGTCTATATGTATATTCGTATTTTCCAATTGTTTGCCTAAGTCTTGTTTCTTTGTGTCATTTTTTAATGCATCACGTCTTTGGCGTTTTATGTCTAATAATTCAGCTCTTATTCGTTCTTTATCTCTAATTAATTGATTTATAGTACTATCAGGTATTATTTTACTACTAGCATCTATGGCATAAGTTTCTAATTTAGATTGTTGTGATATTCTCCAATCATTGATACGTTTAAGGTCATCTCTACCAGCTGCCCAACTATTATAATCTACGCCTTTATTTTTACGAGCATTAGATATGGATGTAGTATAAGACTTAACTAATTTTTTATTTATATCTAATGTATTTAATTGGTCTTGTAATGTATCAATTTCTTGTCTAGTTACTTCTAAATCATTTGACAAACTAGATATTATTTCTTTATTATTTTTTGTTCTTCTAAGTTTATATGTAGCATTTAATCGTTCCCTTATATTTTTTTCTCGTAATTTATATTTTTCTATTTGGTCATTTAATGTTTGTTCTTGATAATCATTAATGTCTTTTTGTTTAGCTACAAAGTCTGTTAATTTATTCCAATTAGTATCGTCATTATCCATAAATTTTAAGGATGCTGCTTGTTTAGCTATAATATCAAAACTTTCTGTAGCATCTTTTATTTTAGTGTTTATTAAGTCCATACTATTACTAAATGACTTAGGCGATAATTTAGATATTTTTTTATTTGTGTTGTCTAGTAATGTTTGTAATTTTACTTGTTTTGTTTGAATTTCTGACACACTAGGTAATAAACTTAGGCGTTCTTTTTCTTGTTCTAATCGGTCTCTATGGTCTACTAATTTATCATACGCTTTAGTTACAGCTTGTACTTTTCTTTCAGCTTTTTCCAAATTATTTTGTACAGATTTGTATTCGCTATCATCACCAAAATCACGTCTCTTACCACTTAATAAATCTAATTGAGTATTATATTCTTGCATAGTTTCAGCTAATGTCATTTTTAATTTACCAAACATATTGTTTACGTCTCTTACTTGACGTCTATCTTTCATTAAACCTACGCCAAACAAACCTTTTTGTGCTCTTTTTTGAGCTCTGTCCCAAGTTCTAGTTAAACTTTTAAATGACTTATTAGCATCTCCAATACCTTTATTGTCAAAATTTGATATTACACGCATATCTTTTTTCTCTGGTATTTTACTTATATCTTTAATTATGCCTTTTAATTTATTCTTAAATCCGAGGAGCTGTGTTTAAATCTACTCTACTCTCAAATACGTTTACATTTTTATCGTCATCACCCAAATTGTACACCTCCTATCTAGGCGAGAATCGCCTATTCATATCGGATTGCATATTTTGTAATATATTATTTCGTATTTCTTCTGGCAAGTCTTCTATACGAACACCTTCTTGTTTTTCAAATAATTCTGGTATAGCTTTATCTACTGTAGTTGGAAATTCTTTACTTAATGCAGCTCTATGCATAGTACCAGTTCTCCAAATTTCATAAGCTAAACCTTCTCTACGATACTTGAGTATAAATAATATTTCTTTAACTGAATATTCATACAATTCATTTAAAGAATACCCCAGTCTAGCCATCTCACAGTACAAATCGTGTACTAGATGAAAACCAGCTCTGGGGTCATATTTATACTCATTTAGGCGTTTTTTATTTCTTCTATACTTTCTGGTGTAGTTTCTTCTATATCTGCTTGTTTTAATATTCCTGATTTTACAGCTAATTCTTGTAATTCTGTGTTCGCTAATTCTATCAATGATTTTGCAGTTAAAAGTTTGTCCATCATATCATCTATATTTTCAACCTTAGTTTTGTCTGTTAATGCTTCCCAGAAAATTCTTTGAACTGTTGTAAAAGATAGACTTTGAAATATCTCAAAAATATTCTTTCCGTATAATTTTTCTAAATATACAATCGCTTGACTTTTTAATTTAAAAGATAGGTCTATATCGCCTACTTTGATTATTAATTCATTGTCCATAATAAAATTCCTCCAATTTTAATTATTCTATTGGTCTAAAACCTGGGAGAAAACAGGGAAACCTCCAATAGTTGGTGTACAGCCGGTTTATTTTAGTAACTAATTTCCATTTCCATTTTGATTTTCATTTTCAATAGTTGGAACTGTTACTGTTATTTTAGATTTTAAACTGTGGAATAAAGTGAATTTTTCGATAGCACTTTGTTCATCAGCGTTATATTGAATTTTAGCAATAGCGTCATATTCAAATGTAACTTTTGATGCTTTTGTTAATTTCCAATGTGCAATAGTTTTATTTGTAACTAAAGTTTGAACTAATGTTAAGTTGTGAATACCTTTGTTTTCAGCAACTAATGCCATCATATTAAATTCATAAGATAATACATTTGATGGTTGTAATCCTAATACGTTTGTTTCATATTCTGTATTATCAAGAGTAGTACTATCAATAGTATTTGGTTCACCACCAAAATCTGGTGTAGATGCTAGACCATATAATCTAATCCATTCACCATCACCGACTTTATATTCCAATTTTGTGCCCATTGTGGCGATTTGTACTTTTGCTTCTGGGTCCATACTAATACCTCCTTTTAAAAATTTTTAATTTTATATGATTTTTTCATAATGAAATTATATTAATAAAATTTTAAAATCTCCCAGTTTTGAACGTCGTTCCTCGATTTTTTCAGCTTTTTAATAAATTATCAAGATTATTATAAAATACAGTACCATTAATTGATACTTTTCTTACTTTAGTATCTAATGTAGTAACATCAGCAGTCGTACATCTAATTCTTAATTCACTTAACTTATTTACAATTTGGTCTGTGAAATTATCAAATTTGGCTAATGAACCACCTTTAGTTGATAAATAACCTGTTAAAGTTATCATATCTCTATGGTCACTGTAGTCCAAATTATTGGCTACACGTGATATTGAAATTCTATAACCGAAGTAATAGCTTTCTTCTTCTATCATATCGTCGCCTATAATTTCGCCAGAGTCTAAACCTTCAATACTATTAAGTTTATTTTGAACTAATATACGAAAATTGTTAGTCATTATATACCTCCATTTTTGTAATAATCTTTTAAGTACTCATTCACTTCATATCTAATATTATTTGCAAAATCCCATATTTCAGCTTCTATTTGGTTCATAGCTTTTTTAGTATAATCGTGTTTAGAATTATCAGCTAAATAAGTTGCTAATTGCGGGTTTGTAATATTATCTTGATGTGGACCTGATGGGTCTAAATCCCAGTGTGGAGTTTGTGTATAGCCGGCTCTAGCTGATATACCATTTGGAGTTTTAGATACTACAGCATATCTACTTGAAAGTAATCCTCCAAATTTTACTGGAGTTAAAGCCTCCAACATTTCGGTGGTATAATTACATTGTTTTTGCATAATATTCATTATACCATCGTATGGTACATCACCTAATTTATTTAATTTTTTCCAAAAGGATGAATTAAAACGACCTTGATTAGCCATATCACTATCTCCATTTCATTTCAATATATCGAGGTGTAACTTTCAAAATATTGTAAAGATTTCCATTATATTCAATAACATAATTACTTACATTATCTTTTTTGTTTCTAACCTTAGGAATTAGTAGTTTTTCTAAATCATTATGAAGAGTAGCAATTCTATGAACCTTATCAACATCAGCTCCATAGATTGCTACGGCTACTTCATCATTAAATACATATTGTATCAAAGCCTGATAAGGAAGTCCTTCGTCTAATTGTTCCGACCTTTCCCCATCAGGCAGAGTAACTTTTTGTATTTTATGTAAAGTTATATCTTCCAATCTTGTAAGTTTCATATTAAATTACATACCTCTTTCCATGTGATACTACTTCGTCCTGAAGGTATTGATGCCAATCTATAAAATGGTTTTCTTGTCCAAGCTCACCTTGGCGTGTTTGACCTTCAACACCTCTATTTTGATAAGCTATTACCATACATTGTACTATAATAGACATCATATCAATTAAGTGTGCTGACGTTACAAACAATATATTGCCAACTTGAAATGCTTCGTCTTCAATTAACATTTCCAAATTTGTAAGTACTTGTTCGTCACTTTCCTTAAATGTTGGACCTAATTGTACTTTAGCATATTCAATTATATCAGCTCGAATTTGCTCAACCGTTTTAGTTGCCATTTCAATACCTCCATTCCAAAGATTTATTATTCTGCAATATTGAATGCTATTGCAGCAGTTCTATTATTTAAAATAAATACATCAGAGTATTCTTTTTCATAATAGATGTAATCACCTTTTGTTCCAGCTGCTGGAGCTTCAACACCAACAAATGAATATTTAGATGGTGTAATTATAGCAGATGGGTGAACTAAGAACATATTTACTTGTTTAGCACCATCAGCAACTTTATAACCTGTACCATTAAAGTTATAAGCAGATTTCATTAATACTGATGGAACAGTATTTAATGTAACTTCATCTAATCTATCAACAACTCTGTTAATAGTATTAGCTCCATCTTGTACACTTCTTCTTAATCCAATTTGAGATGCATTTTTTAATAGAGTTTTAACTGCTGGAGTAACATATAGTAATCTTCCTGCGAAAGGAACTAATGCTTCGTCCATAGCTTCCATCATAGTATCGAATACGTTTAGTACGTTATCTACAGTTAATGCTGTAGTATTTGGTACTCCACCTTGTGTTGACCAATCTGCAAATATTTTTGAGATTGTATAAGCATCTTTTTCAGGGAATTTTTGAGTTTCATTGAAAACCTTTGTAGCATTTTGGATTGTTAATACCATATTAGTATCGTCAACATCTGCTGGGTCTAATGAAGTACTCCATTCTCTGTAGAATTGCATTGTTTTGTCTTCGTATGTATCGTCTACATTTCTTTGGAAGACACCGTCAATAGCATCACGGTTAACATTCTTTCTACCTGTAACTGAGATAGATGGAATGTGAATTGTTTTGGCATTTAAGAAAGTATATATAGAGTTGTTAGCTACGTTATATAACTCACCAAAGTTTAATACGTTTGGGTAAGCTTGAGCTAAAGCTCTTTCATACTTCTCAGCATAATTAACAGCTGCCATATTAAATCCCTCCTTAATAAAATATTTTAAGCCCGTAGTATACGGGTGGGTATACTACATAACTTTTACATTATATAGAAATATTACCCATCCCATTTACTACGGACTTATGAAAGTGAGCGTTTTACATTTTAAAAATTTATTACATAAACCGTGTCCCCAGGACATATCTATTTCTAATTATTATTATATAATAGAAATAGTGTTTAGTCAATAGAAAAATGAAATTATTTTAAATTTATTTTACCTCCCAAACATCCCAAAGTATTCGGTCCCTACAATCAAATGTATCGTATACTATACCATCTATTACAGTAGTTATATGACCTGGCATAGTTATTAAATACCTACCATAAATACATCTTTCGGCAAAATCTCCAACAGTTTCATCTGGATATGTTTCTACTCTATCATATCTGTAATCCAATAAAGGTTCTACAAAATTAACATCATCCAATAATATACCATTATTTTTAGCTATACGACTTAAATCATCGTATGTTTCACTCCAGCTTTTGTCTTCTGCTGTGGAGATTGCTCTTATTACACAGTCATTTACAAAATTATTGTGTACGTTAGCATTATAATATTTATACATATTATTTACCCCATTTGACTTATTTTTCTTAAATGTTTTCTTATAATTTGTTTTGCTTCAGGTGAGTCAGCTTCTTGTATCATTTTTTGTGTAAATTCTGTAAATAATTGCATAGTATCGTCTAACGCTTTCATACCATCTTGACCAGCGTTATAATTTCCTCTGTTATAAGCCTCCATACTTTCAGAGTAAGCTCCATAACTTTCTTTCATAGTTTCTAACATTTCTTCACCTTCATCGTGACCTCTATATCTTCCTCTTCCAGTACCTGGTACACCACGTCTTCCATAGTTACCATAATTACCATATCTACCTTCGCTATACCCACCATCTGAGTATTCACCATAATTTCCGTATCTCATTTCCATAACCTCCTTCTTAATTTTCCAATAATCAACATTTTCTAAATCTTTATAAATGTCAACTAATTTATATAATACATCCAATTCTTCGCCATTTAATTCAGCATCTGCGAATTGTTCTAGTTCTTTTACAACTAAATCTTTTATTTTGTCTGTATAACATATTTCTTGCTGCTCTTTCTTTTCTTCTTCCTCCATTTTTTATTTACCTCCTTTTAGAAGTTGCAGTATTTCTTCATTTTGTTTTATAATTTTATCTAATAACATATCCTGATGTTGTAGATATTTCATCAGGTCATTATTATTAAAATCATTTATTAGTATTTCATAACTTTTGATTTGTAATAAATTAGATAAAATTTCTAAACCATTTGTAGATT